TCAGGTTTGAGTTCTGAAAAGAATAACAAATATAACAGAACTAAAAATGTTCCCAACACAATTAAAGAAAGAGAGAATCTTGCAAGCCAATTCATTCTCTTTCTACGTTCTATTCTTTCATACTTTAGAGCTTCCACAGGATTTTTCCCCCACAAGGCTTCTTTTGAAGCGTTTATCATTTCTTTAGCAGTGTTTACTTTGCTATCACTTTGTCTTGACTTCTTGATATTTTTTGGTATTTGTATTTTGGGTTTATGTATTTGTATCTTAGCCATCAGTTTTCATCCCATTGTAATAGCTCATGTACACCCTGTTCTTCTAGAATTAAACGATTCTTCCAATGTTCACCTTTAACATCATCTTTGTTTTGTCCATGATATCCAACTGCGTAACCACTTTCACACATCCATTTGTTTATGTTTGTCCATCCACCAAACTCATGGCCATCTTCAGTACAGTTAATCCAAAGCTCACCCAATACTCTACCGAACTTACCTCTACTATCTGACTCTGGACATCTACATTGTATTTCAATATCATCTCTGTCTGACAATATTGCCCAATGTACCCACGATGTTAATGCGACCTTGGATAACTTACCATAGATTTTTTCGTTCTTGTGTCTTGTTCTGGATTCTGGTGTGTCGATTCCTAGTAAGCGAATTCTATTACATATCCGTACATCGAAACCCAAATCAAAAACCGCATCGATAGTATCCCCATCGACAATCTTTTCTACAGCGGTTATCTTGTAAATAAATTCACAAGGTTCTTCGTTTATGTATTCAGCCAATGTTTACATCCTCCCATTCAAATTTCCAGTTCCACCGTTCAACAAGAGAAACTTTGACTCTGCCTAAGTCTCTTGTTTCAGGCTTATAATATGTATGTCCTATTCCGCCATAAGTGGGATCAATTGGATTGGGCTCTCCCCTAACTATTCTACCTTTTAAATCTATTAAATCATGTGTCTTTAAATATTCTTCGTATTCAGTTCTTTCTCTTGGAACTATTTGCCATCTTGCTACTTCTGTTTTGTATCCGGCTTTATAATCTGACATATCTTTAATTGATCCCACCTAGAGTTATTATTGCTTCTCTACAAATTCGTAGAGTTCTGTTGCCTTCTTCTTGATATCCTCAATGGAATATGAATCAGGCTGGAGGTCATTCCATACCTCCATAGTTGCTTTACCATTTTCTTTTGCAAGATCCCAGGCTTGGTAAGCAAACTCTTGTTTCTCTTGCTTTCTGTCTTGGAGATAGCCCTGTGCCATTTCCAAAAGTCTAAATCTTAATTCATATGGATTAGACATATTGTTCCTTTCTGTGTGTGTTATGTGTGTGGTGGCCAGTTCTTCTGTTCCCAAGCGACTGGCCGGAGGACAACCCTCTAACTCGGCTATAGTCTACGCAGCAAGTGCGTAAGAGTATGCGGTATAATCGTCATTGTTTGCGATTAAGTTATTTGATTGTAGGTAATCACCCTATCTGTTCTCTCTGATACCTTCATTAGCAATCGAATTCCATAACAGCCCCATCAACGAAAGTCATACCCAATATAGAGTGTGGCATAAGTTAAACATAATCCAAGTAGTATAACTATTGTAATCCACATTAATTTCTTTTCCATAACTTTCTTTGGTGGAGCTGGCCGGAATCGAACCGGCGTCTTACTTAACTATTCTTTCAGGTCATCAAACAAATTCCTTAACATTATTATTTAGTTCATACAATTTTTTGGCTTCCCATATTTTATCAATCCAATCATCTCGTTTCTCTACAAACAATTGAGGTTGTTCATTATCAACGGCAATGATTACTACTACTTGTGGAACTGGTATCTTTGTTAGTTCCTCATATGCTACTGCGTAAAAGGCACATTGTGCAAAATAACTTTCACACCAATCTTTCTTCTTGATTCTGTTACTAGTTTTGTAATCTATCACAGACAACTTGCCATCAAACTCGGCAATCAAATCTGTCCTACCAGCAACACCGAAATGATCTGAATATAATGCTAATTCAACTCCATGAACATTATCTATTCTTTCAAGGAACGGTTCAATGGTCTTGAATAGTTCAATAATGTTGGGCGTTTGTCCGTCAAAATATCCGTCTTCGTTTTTGATATAGGACTCACAGACAGAATGTACGCTGGTTCCTCTACGCGAGGCTTTACCAGAGATTTTGTTCGCTTCGGTTTCTCCAACCCGCTTTCGCCAAGCCTGTATTGAAGCTTTGGAGAACTCACCGAGAATTGTTGTGATTGATGGATATAGTTCACCTTCAGGGGTAACATAATGCCTCCTTCCATTTTTGTTTTCAATCCTCATACCAAAAGACAACTCAGGACGATTGGTAAGATGTATAAATTTTTTCATAATGTATTGCCGGGAATATTCTTTTTCATGTCAGTCATTTTATCTTTGAACCATCCCGGTTCTTTCTTAGAATGTTTAGTTCGAATATTGTCATAAGCAAAACCTGAAGCCTTGACAATTATTTTCTTTATCACACCATCGCAATAACCATCATCCTTGATCAGTATTGGACATGGAATTTCAGTTGGTTCATTCCTTTGTGAAATGGGAAGCATTCTTTCAAATTCATTTCCACATTTTTCACATTTATAATCATACGTTGGCATTGTCTATTATCCAGCTTGGAGGTGGTCTCATGTTTTCTACTATTCCGCCCCACTTTGCATCAGTTTCTTTACATTGTTTTATATATATTTGTCTAGATGTTTCTATAGAATTTTGGATTTCATCTTCAAGAACTTCTACAATTTCGGTGGGGCCAGGAGGTGCGGTAAATTCACCTTCTGTAATATTTTCTGGGGTGTGACTTAATTTATTATAAAACTTTGTCCAATCATCATGCATAGCATCATACCGATACCAGTATTCTTTATGGAGCCAAAACCATACATCATGTAACCATTGATAGTTTGATTTATTTGATTCAACCCACCATTGAGTTGACGGAAACACAACAACCGGAGGGTCTAATGATTTAAGTATCGCACCATCCGGATCTAAATTATGATGTGCATTTGCCAATAGTTTAGTATATGTTAAAACTTTCAGTTTCACATCTTTATCACAATGTGCACAAGCACACATTCTTGGATCTGTATCCAGAAATAATATATGTATCATTCACTTCCCTTATTCTCTAAAACAGTAATACGATTAAAGTAAGTATGTTTACCACCATCGTATTTACTAATTTCTTGACGAGAAGGTGTTGCAGTCATCAAAAAACAATCACCAATTTTTGGATTCATTCGCGTTGGGTCTTTCATTTTATAGTTGTAAAACCATCCACGATTACCTGTCTTATCAACTACCTTATGAATTATATAATCATCTTTTTCCAATTTCTCTGTCATCTTAACAAAGAAATTTCCTCTCTTACCTGTATTACCAATCCAACCAAGATGGCTGAGATTTTCTTTAGGTGGAGCCTTCTCTTCTTCAATAATATTTTTCACCAAAGCAGCAAGGAATCCTAACTGGTAGTTCCAAATTTTTTCCTTGAGTTTCCAACTTGAGGGTGGCGTGATGACATAGTTCGCAACAACATCGCGACAATTTCTGAAGAACTCTGAATCAGAATTATTTGAATTTAATTCTTTCTCAATTTTCTTTAAAATCTCATTGATGCGTACATTGAGAATTGCCTTAGGTGCTTCACATTCTCTCAGCTGTTGTTCAACAACAAGAGAAGTACACTCACCACCGAACTTCGATTTAGGTTTATAACCTACAAGTTTAATCAGCTCGTCAAGTTTGTAAACTGCAGTAGATAAATAAAATTGTGTTTTCATATTAATCACTCAATGATTCAGCGGCCTTTTCGACCAGAGAAGATTCTTTCTTACAAAAAGAATAACCCTCATTGTAAGTTTTCTCGAATTCTGTCATCAAGTTTTTAACCAGGTCTTCCCAATCAGAGCAATACTTATGAATACCATATTCTCTGAGAGTTTCCTTCAGTCTTTCTTTTGTTACCATAATCAATCTCAAAAAAGTAAATTATAAAATATAAAAGATGAATGTCATGGCGGCTTGGCGCTCCTTTTGTCTTCCCCTCCAGAGTTATCATCAACGTTGCGTGCTGGGCTTGGCGTTGATTGTCGGCTGGGTAATCATTTCCATGAGCCGGGCGGTATTGCACCTCATTCTTCCCTCATCTCTCATTGTTTAGGTCCATTATCTCATTTCCTGGAGAAAATGTCAAGTTATAAATGACGTTTTTTATTTTTATTGTAAAAAATATGAGTGTCTATTTGCATTGTCCTATCTCGTACACTTGCCCATCGTGGTGAATCAATATAATCAGCATGGTAATGAGTCGCCCCATCTGTAATATCTAAAAGTTTTGCATTTTCTAATACATATATCGCCACTTTTTGTGATTCTCCCCACATTTTACCCATACTCGGCGTATCGTGTTTACCATCACAATACCAACTGAATTGGCATCTATCTCTAACAGGAAAACCACTTTCATGATGTCTTCCTTGTTTGACTACAGAACATACCGTATTTGGATATTGCGATGATCTTACGCGGTTCATGGTGACTTGTGCTACTGCTAATTTTCCAGCAGTAGATTCTAAAGCCGCTTCAAAATATATATTCATTGACATACATTCCAACTCTTGTGGGTCTGTTAGTACTAAATCAGCTGATTTATTATAATCCCTGTGTCGACTTGGAATATCTAACAATGTTATTGGAATTTTATTATTGATTGTGGGCGCGGTTAAAGGAACCCAAATTTTGTTGGTGCTATTTGAATTCAAAGGTGTTATGGATAACAAAAATATACCAACAAGTAAAGTTAAAAATCTTGTCATAGTCCTCTTACGTTAAGGTTATTACCCCAGGAAACAGGTCTAATCACTAAGATGTACGCTGGCTTCTCTTGCTTCTTGACCAAGAGCCAGTTCCATGCCAACCGCTGGGTAAAAAAGTTGTATAGTCAAAATCAGACTCCCAACTAGTTCCATCCATTTCGGTTGCAAATTTACCTTTACTAACATTCCACGGCATATTCAATTGTACACCCCAAGCTTTAGCTAAAACAACTTTAATTCTAACGGGGGTATTATCATTTTTATCCCCCTGAACGTCAATGTGCCTCAATTCAGCTTCTTGTATCGATACAACTCCGTCTGCTGTGGTTTGCTTGATATTTACTATTCTATTTTCTAATGTAGGTATAGCTGCCATTTTAATTTAATAAATCTGGAAAAGTGTCTTTTACTAAATTATATGTCAATCCTTTACATTTAATTTTTTTCTCCTTGACCTGAAGGAGTAATTCTGCTTCTCTAGGATGTATTGCTTCTAACATTGTGATGAATATTTGCTCCCGTTTTACCTGATTGAGATCTTCCCGTCCACCTTCTATAAAAAGGTAGAGTTTCCTTATTTGTGAATACAAATAGGTTGGATTGGGTTCATTGGTATCTCCCTGATAATCTCTATATGGTGGAGCTCCTGGAGGAAGTAGAAATTTTATATTGGGGTCAAATGCAGCACCAAGTAAAGACTTGAGTGCTACAGAATCGTTTTCTAGTAATACTTTCTTTTTTTCTTCTTTGTTTTTTGCCTTTGCAATATCGTCGAAGATTGTAGGTAAACTTAATGCCATAATTAAAACTCTTGAATATTTTCTGTTAAATCTTTAAGCCTATGCTTAATAAAATAACTCAACAATTTACTTCGATCACCGAACGATTGTTTTTCAAAGTCATTGAGTATATTTATACAAATAGAACTTGGAATTTGATCTAAATCCACCATCGCTGAATTTCTATGCCAATTTCTCAACATATCTTCATTGCAATAATCTTTAGGATCTACACCATACCAAGCATCTAATTTTTTCTTAGTTAATGGTTTTTGTCTCATTTCTTCTGTTACAAACACAATGTCAGGAGAAAGAATGTTCGGAACACCATCACCAGAATCTCCCTTAATTATTTTCTCATAAAGAGAAAACTTAGGATCACCTTTTACATATTTTTTCTGCATGGGTGAATATTGAGTTACATGAGCATATTTCTGTAACTGAATAAAATCTTTATCACTTGATAAAATCAATGTAGGTTCTTCTGTATATTTCTTAACTAACACACCAATAATATCATCAGCCTCAGCAGTCTCTATATGTAGTACCTTATAGGGAAAATTATCTCGAATTTCATCCCTTATTTTATTCAAACAATCAAAAAGATGTTGCCAATTTGTATGATCGTCTTTTCTTTTGGCCTTTCTATTTGCTTTATACTGAGGAAAAATTTCACGTCTCCAATTTCGTGAAGAATCAGTACAAATAACCATTTCTCCATATTCCTCATGAAACTTAATGCGAAATGTTTTGATTGTACTAAGAACTAAGTGCCGAAGTAGGTCTTCATCGACTTCTGAAGCACCATGAGCAACGCCCATATATGATCCAATTACAGTTTGAGAAAAATCAAGTAGTATCATATTTCCTTATTTCTATCTTCAATTCCAGATTTCATTGCTGAAAGCAATTGTGTCCATTGATTTATTCTCATATCCCATGAATAAAATACATCATAATATTGTTTCTGCATTTTCAAAAGTCCTTGAGTTTCATCTTTCCAATAATTATTAATCGCCTTTGCAAGTATTGTAGCATGAACTTTAATATGTCTGCCTGGATCTGGTTCATATCCATATAACCAAGCAAAGTTAGCACAAGTCTCTGGTAATGCTCCCAAATTCGGAACTACAGATAAACAACCCGCACTCATTGCTTCAATCGCACAAATACAAGCAGTTTCAATATAAGTTGATGGATAAGCAAAAATATGATTTCTTTGCAATTCTTCTCTGATCACCTCATTGGATACTGTTCCATTATAATTTACACTATTCATATCTTCCGCTTTTTTATACACATGACGATATTGTTCATCCATATGTGGGCGATCATAAATTTTAAAACTAGAAAAGATATTCAATTCAGCAGCATCTACTGCTTCAGATTGATATTCTTTTTTCATCAATTCCCAAGCATCTAAAAGTATTTCCAATCCACGATGAGGAGTTGAAATATAAATGCAACTAATTTTGTCTTTTGGTTTTTCGTGGATTGGAATTGGTTCTATTGCGTGCTGAACTACCACACCATGATCATATGGGATACCCAAATAAACAGCATATTGATATTGTTGCCAATGAGACACAAAGATGATCTTTTCAAAAAGTCCCATTCCTTCTTCAGGTTTACCTTTAAGAAATTGTACTTCTGGATCTTGTGCTAAATCATGAACCCAAAACAGCCGAGGTTTATCTTCAAGTTTTCTTTTTCTAGAAGCAATCCACTGAAAATAATTTACTAGTTCTGGATCTAATTTCTCATGCAACCACTTTTGCATTAATTCAGTACCACCTAGTGCTTTTCCAGTTGGAACTTCTTCCGTAGTCTGC